GGGATGAATTGTGAATGTTCCTTTTCAAGAGATACTAGAGTTGAAAGACAAGATTGAGAAGTCTGCGGGCAGAGGCATAAGCCTTACTGCGTCAGAAGTATACGTGTTGAACCAAGTCATGCAGGCGGCGGAAGGCAAAGTGTTTCCGTCACAGGATGAACTAGACAGACAGGAGTATAATGTCAACCTCCTGTATGTAATAGACCCGAAAGACTATAGGTGGGCGCGTATCATGGAAGAGTGCAACGAATTTGAAAGCAAATACTACTAGAGAGAAAGGAGGTACAAAGCCCCATGTTGCAGGCGGTACATTTGCAATAAATGCGGAACGTCTTTTGAAGAGGATTCATCAGACTAAACAAATCACAGGAGGCAATAACATGAAAATCCGTAAAGTAACATTCCAATTTGATAACGGGGCTGAAAAGTCTTTCAACGTACAAGGTATCGTGGGAGCATTTATCGCAACTACCGAGGTTGGCGGCGGTCTACACGAAACGGTTGGTGGGTTCTCTATGGGAGATTATACACCCACCTCCGTCCGCAGGGTGACCGAAGCTGTAATCAACGCGGCGGCTGTCGAAATGATTAATCAGGGAATTGAGGAGCAAGATATAGTCGATACCTTAAAAGAAATCGTGGCGGGCCTTCCGATCACCATTCCTGTATGCAGGGAACGACTTGAGGACGAAAAACAACTTGTAGAGGAAGATAAGCAGATGCAGGAAGCAATTAGTCTGCTTGATTCTTTGGAGATGTGATCATGGGCGGCGATCCCGCCCTCTAAATTTCCCTCTAAATAAGTATTGACAATACTATATAGATATAGTAATTTAAAATATAGAAAAGTGTACTGTTTTTGCAACTGGTTATAAAAAATTGCGACATTTTAAGTGAGAATATGAATAGGAGGACATTAGACATGATTCATTCAGTCATTTTGGAACGTAGTTTGCAGGTAGCGCAAAGCATTGTTGATGTATCCCACAATCTAAAAACTGTGGGCGCTAAGGCTGAGTACCGCGCCCGCGACAAGTACCTGCAACAGTTAGTGGGTGAAAACGGATATATCATGTTTAAACCGGAAGTGACGGACAGAATCATTGATACATTTAGGAGCATTCACCTGCCCGAATACGAAAAATTGTACCAAAAACTACTTGAGTTGAACGACCAAGACCCTTCCTATTGGGATAAGCGTGATTTTATCACATTCTGCCTCGATGCATCTCGGAGACTGATTAATCACGTTACCGTAGATAATTTGTTACAGAACACTGTCCCTGATGCAGTTAAGGAGCATATTCAATACGTACAAAGCTCTGGATCTTTATTTGTAGGGGCGGCGGTAAAGAAGGCGGCTAGACAGTTCACTAGCCCTAAACTGTCTAAACTCTTAGTAAAGTTGTTCGGAGAGAAAAGCGAAATAGTCAAGTGGTACACATGTAAGTGTCCCAAGCAATTAACTAAGGGCGTACTGAATGATTGGAGAATCATTATTTCTACTTTGCCCCACCACATCGCCGGAATGAGTTATTACAGCACATACAACTGGGGCGGCGATCGTTGGATGCATGGGTACAACGGAACATCCTGCATGGACCCTAAAATGAACTCAACAGGAGACACAATATTTCAACTTATCCCGTCCCTGAAGGATGAGACTATGGCCATTGCTTACCTTACGCATGTAGAGGACAACCCGGAAGATATTTGGCAACCGCGGTATGTAGCACGTTGTCTCCTGCGGGTTGCTTATGTGTACGGGAAGCCCCAGATCATCGTTTGCCGTGCCTATTCTACGTCCAATGAAACAGAGCACTACTTAATCGACGGGTTGCGGAATAAGTTTGATAACATACATGTAGCCTGCGAGATTCTTAATGAGTATATCTTTGATAACACCGAGACATTTGTATATAAGTACAGCGACCGTATCGGTTATGACTTGGATTCGACAATAGTATGTCCCGACTGTGAAGGTACATCGCTCACCGAGGAACGAGAGTGGTGCGAAACGTGTGACGGGGCGGGCTGTTGGGAGGTAACAGGCACTTTCCTACCGTACATTGACGATGATGATATTATTCAAGTCAGACCACGCAGTATTCGCTTTACCTTCCCTGTAGCCTACTTGGAAGAAGTCGGGCTTATCCCTGACAAGGAGGAACAAGAGGGAGTACAGGAAACGGCGGGATGTATGCATACAAGGATTGACGTTAAGGACTTACTCGACACATTTACATCTACACCTGATATGCACCCAGTCCGTAATGACGATGTCCTAGCCCCCGCTATACAACGAATAACGGAATTTCTTAACCGTTTGCGGGAGACACGCCTTAACGGAGAGAGTACTATTGAAGATACGTTGGCACGTGAATAGGAGGGATTGATGTGACAAATGAACCAATGACAAAAGGAAAATTGATTGAACTACTAAAGGATGTTCCCGATGACGTTCTGATTAATGTACTAAATAGAGAAGGTGAATACACAGCAAATATTGATTTTTGGTTTGAGGATTTAGAAACTCGTCAGTTTGTTACATTGGAAGGAAAAGAGCCATTTTGGAAGATGGCTCTGAAAGAGCGTATTGATAAAGAAAACTCCAAATAAAAAAGGATGATCAATTAATGGAGGAAATTAAATTTAAAATTGCACGTTACGCAGTTGAAATGGCGGACTAACAGTCCGCCTTCCTACTCCATAAGAAAAAGTACTAAGAAAATGATAAAACGTTATTGACAATACTCAGATACCATTGTAAAATAAAAACTGTAAGGAATAGATTAAGTGAATGGAGATGATATAATGAAGCATTTTAAACAACAACTTTTTGAATTACTTACAATTCAAGCACCGAGCGGGAAAGAGCAGAAGGTGGTAAATTGGCTTAAACCTAAGTTGGAGCAGTTGACTGACCGGGTATTCCAAGATGCTTATGGTAACCTGCTTGCAGAGAAGGTGGTCGGAGATGGGAGTGGAGCCACGGTCATCCTGTCCGCCCACATGGACACGGTATCGAACATTGACAAGAACCGTAAGGTAATCTTCGACAAGAGCACGCAAACGTTCCGTTCTACAAAAGGAGTACTTGGGGCGGATGACCGTGCAGGAATCGCAATCATCTTGGCCGTTCTTCGCAACATTGAAAGGACTTCCTTCAACGGCAAAATAAAAGTCTGCTTTAGCCGGGAAGAGGAAATAGGGTGTGTTGGAGCAGACCACATTCCCGTAGACTTCTACGCAGGCGCGAATTTGGCTATCGTAGTAGACCGCAGAGGTAGTCGGGATATTGTAACAGGGTGCGGTGAAATGTACGGCTTCTGTTCTGAGGCTGTAGGTGCTTTCTTTGAAGACTGTTCCGCCCTGTTGGACATGGACTGGAAGGCAGTTCCGGGTGGCGTATCCGATGCTTGCGTATTCTCCTCTAACGGGGTACACTCCGTTAACCTGTCGGCGGGGTACTATAACGAACACACAGACAAAGAGTACGTCAACATTAACCACTGCCGAGACACAATCAACNTCATCCTACAAGCATTCAGTGTGATTAACACTCAATATCATAAGTTCGGAGAGGTACCTAAACAATGGGATAGATGGAACATCTACAACATGCAAGAGGAGTACTACATGAGCGGTGAGGTTACTTTCTATGATAATCCTGATAGATTCGGGGATGTAACAGGGGCAACAGTGTCTGGTTATGTNTCCATATGGCAAAAGTCGCCCGGCGATCNCGGTGATAAAAGCACATCTCAGGAAGTGTTCATGGAGGAGAGAAATTTCCGTAAGTTGATCGACCAATACTGCCTTATCACTGGATACCAAGTAGGTACAGAACTGGCCCTTGAGAAACGGGCGGCCGGTGTGCTAAGCAGTGGATTTGCTTATGAAGATGAAGAGATGGANGAACAAGAGATTTACCATCATAACGGAAAGACCTACACGGTCAACATGAATGGAGAGTTGGTTGTCATTGACTAAGATGGGCGCGGCCTCAGAAGCCGCCCCAGACCTTCAAAATTGGCTCAGGAGGAGATTTTATGGTAAAGGGTATCTTTTTATACGTAGGTAAAGTGAGCGGCCTTAGAGAGGCTCTCAGAGCCGCTATAGAGGCACAGGAAACAAACAAGAAAACGGCGTAAGCCGTTTTTATTTTTTTTTGTAGAAACGTATTGACAATATGATTTTCCGCACGTATAATAAAAGTGTGAAAACGACAAGGAGGTAAACGAAAGGCAAATAAACTGGAATGGGAAAGTGAACTGGAACCAGTTGTATGCAACATTCTTACTTTTTCCATGATAATCACATAAACACAATGGAGAAAGACATTCACCCGGAAGACCTTGGCGAATCCATTCTGGCATGCATCAAAATGGAATGGTATTACACTAGGGATAATTACCCGACCTTTGAAGAGTTCGCCCACGAATTTGGGTACGATATGAATGACGTGAGGGCAAAGCGTCAATACGATAAGAGCATTCGGTTGGGTGATAATCTTCAAAGAGTAGTGCCAGAAGACTTGCTAGACAAACTTCCTGATTGACGTATTAAAAGTATATCAAAAAGGCATTGACAGTAACATATTACGAATGTATAATCAAAGTATAAGATAAATCACGGGAGGTAAATAGAATGGCACGCAGTACTCAAATTCTTCTGCTGAAAAAAGATGATAGGGAGTATGTTGTTAAATTCAAATGGACAGTCAGCCGAGCACGTGACACATATGGCTACAACATCTGCACAGCCTATGTAGAAGGGTACAAAGTAGGNAGTTGCAAGGGCGGCGGGTACGATATGAAAGGAGTAGCACTTGCAGACTGGCTGAAGCAATTCGTAAAACCAGAACACAATTTTTACGGATTGTACCGATATGATGATGGTTCTGTTCGACTGGATGGAGCCTGCGGATTGGAGACGCTGTTAAATGGTCTTGGGTTCACCTACAGATGGGTTGAGTAGAAACGATCAGTTATACGGCCTTGAAGAATATCTCGGATTATAGCGGCAGTATGACGTGATAATCTCAAAAATAGTATTGACAATACTTTCTAAGGTCAGTACAATAGTAACTGTAAGGAGTTGATGACGGCGGGGTACTAAAGGTGCTCCCGCCGCACCGAATACAATAAGGAGGGAGGAATTACAGTTGGCACGGTCGCTTATGACATACACGACTACGAACAACCTAGCTAGGCGACTTGCCTTGCTACAAGCACAGCGTATCGCAGAAAAAGGCGGGTTGAAGGTAAATATCAGCGAGGTGGAGCAGGAAGTAGCAACGTATTGCGGGGTTAGCCGCGATACAATCGTAATGATTAAGCGCGGGTTGAATCAGCCGTCTTTGCCTCTAGCCATGAAGATTGCTAGATTCTTTAACTGCAACGTGGAAGATATTTTTACCTACAAAGACATTAAATGCGACAATTGCGGCACGTTGTGGGACGGTACGAAATCCGAACGTAAAGGCAAGTATTCGTTGAAGCCAGTATGTCAGAATTGCGGTAGTTCGATCGAATAGTGGGGCCGCGCCGCCCCACACCCCAAACAATCAGGATGGCGGAAATGAAAATCTTAGACAAATTCTTTGAACCTAACCAAGCGGTCACATTGATTCTTTCTGGTTTAATTGGCATGCTTATTCAAGCAAGTTTTGATAACACATATGATTACAAAGTTCAAGGCAGATGGTACTTAATCCTGCTTGGGTTCCCTGTATGACGGGCCATACGGAAAACTTACTGGACGTTCCGATGGGAAGCATACCTGAAGAATTGGGAACAAAAACACGGGTTCTTGACTACTGTCCTTATTGAAGAATTAAGAAAATGGAAATGGTAAGTCATTGCAGTAGAAGGAGTGAAACAACATGAAAGCACAATACGGTACGGGAGGGTTTTTGCAAATGAGCGCTAAAAATGTAACGGGTAATGATAAACTGACTGACCTTTTTGTGAAAGATGCCCCTGTAAGCGAGCCTGTAGCTGATAACCTGATTCAAACTTATGCTACTCGGTATGAAAAGCCCTCTGACGATTCAGAAGCGATTGCCCAATTGGGAGATATTTTCAATGACCTGATGGGGTATGTTTCGGATGACGTGCGGGAGGGAATCGGAGAATACTACCGCATCCTCTCTAATCGCAGTCTCCCCGCCTTTGAATGGATACTGGAAGCCATGCACGTAGCGAGCAAGAAAGGTGATCAGAAGCGTAACTTCCCTTACGTAGTCGGTATGATTCGTCGGTGGATGAAATACGGATTCGGGTACATCCCATCGCAGGAGGAAGAAGAGGTTGTAGACTACTTTGAGGAAGTGACAGGGATGGAGGTTACCACAAAGGCGCGGACGGTCATTCAGCACCTTATGGGAACATATGGAGCAATCAAAGTTACACGTATGATCGGTAGCCTAAGCAAAGACCGTGATTACTACATGGCATGTATACTCAAACAATTGTTGGAAGAAAAATATTCCGATACAACTTCTTAAAGGAGGGTTGTCCATGATGACAATTGAAGCACGTTTCAGAATGTTAAGTACAGATGAATTGAAGCAGGCGTTCAAAGAGTACAGTAAGTTTAGACAGACGGCAGTAATGCCAGAAGGTATAATGATGTGAGCAAAGACGGTGCCATAATAAGTATCCCAACATTGTTTGAACCGCTTCTGTTCGTTCTTGCGGAAAGGTTGTTAGGCGTCGATTAGTGGGCGGGGGAACCGCCCCAACTCCTCTAAATGGCGGAAGCTAAAGAAAGGGGTTACGGGAAGTGTTCACACAGCCTATAAAAGGCAAGCTGATTGTCATTGAAGGTGTTCAAGACCTAACTAGGTTACTTGACTGGAGAGATGAACACCCAGAGCTAGTACGCAACTTCCGCCCGGTCATCCGTGAAGGCATTATAGAGTACGGAGAGGGTGGAGAGGGCGGAGTGTACAGGCAAGAGTTTAAAGCTATCACCGACGACATCATTAGGCACGAGTATCTTGCCGCAGGTATTTTGAAGGGGTTCGGATTTGAGTATGACCGCCGCACATGGGAAGTCCAAAACGTGTACGGTACGGTCACCTTCTACCCCGTAGAATTTGCCATACAGGATATGATTACGGTGCATGCCTCAGTTATGGCGATACTGGAACATGCCAAACAATTTGCAAAGGAAGAGGATAATAAGATAACCATTAAGGTAAAATAATACTAAGAGTATCAATCAGAAAGCGGTGACACTATGGCGAAAGCGATATTTCCGTATAAAGTAACGAACAACATGGAGAAGTATGTCCGTCTCAAGCAGGCGGAGATGATGAAAGAACGAGGCGGGCGGGTAACACTACAGGAGGTGTACGAGGCGGCAGGTGAATTTTGCGGAGTAAAGCCCTATACTATCAGCATGATTAAAAGCGGCTCCTACAGCCCGTCCGTCACTCTGGCATTTCTACTTGCACAGTTCTTTGGAACTACTGTAGATGGGTTGTTCGGTATCGAACCAAAAGAAGACGAATAATAAGGGAGGGGAAATCATGGGCGGAATGGTGCATACAGCAAAGAGGCTTCTTCCCTACGCCCATAACAAAGTCATTCACATTGACACCGTTGACGATCCTGTGTTGAGAAGGTTAATCCGAAACGAGCAAACACTGCTTCATCTAAGGGCGGGGTTAAAGTCTATTGACCACCAGTTAGAAATTCTGGTACCTTATCATGTGGATGATGAGGAAATGCAGTTGAAGCGATACATTCAGTGGAAGCTAGGAACTACGGTTAATCTCTCTGTACTCCGCCGCGATCACCTGAAGTATTACCTTAGACTGTATGACTATGGCTCTCCTGCGGATGTCATTAGGCGGTGGGGGCTGACACCCGTACACGACAACATAAGAACGGAAGAGGCCCTGCTAGAGGCACTGGAAGCGTTTAAAAACGCAGACGGTGTTATCACAGGGGTATGGAAGGATGAAAGCATGTACAACTCACTGAAGTATTACGCCCGTAAGTCGGGCAAGTCTGTGAGCGAATATCTGTCCAGTAAAGGACTGAAATATAATACTGTGGGTAAAGTGTAGTCGGAGGGTAACCGCCCTCCATCATAAATACCCAACTATAAGTATTAACAATATCAAATTACTATATAATTTTTTACCTGCCGCAACCACGTACGTGTGGGCGGTGACATTATAATTGAAAGTGTTTTAAGGGGGTGCTTGAAGTGGTACGAGATAGACTAGAGGAAATCCTACAGGCGGCGGAAGAGATAGAGACTGTCTCTATGGCCGCTTTAGACGAATGTGAGTTTACCGATGAGGACGAACGCTTGTCCTATATCAGGACACAGGCCACTGAAATCATCGAAAAGGTATCGGCATTACTAGGTTATTAAGGGTGATTGCATGATTGAGGTAACGAAAGTACGTGTAGACAACAAGGACTGCCTAAAGATTAAGGTGCTTCGCCTTGATGCTCAACTCATNTCCATTATCACGAGTATNGAGGGTTGGTTTAAGGCTTTAGAGCCAATGACTTACGGCCTCCCCTATGATAAACTAGAAGAGTTGTACATCAAGACATATGACTACATGGTCATTTGGAAGGCAGAAGGCGACAGCATGGGTGCGTTAACGGGCGGGATTGATACAACAGATATTCCAGATGACTATATCGTACCGTATACGCCTAAGACTCCACTCCGCCCGCACCAAATTAAAGCCTTCAACCTCATGATGCAACGTGATTCACTACTGGTGGCAGATCAGGAAGGTGTAGGTAAAACCCCTGTAGTTCTCTGTAGCCACGAGGCCAAAGTACAGCATGGGCTGACTCCTTGGGGACTGTTCGTTACAAAGGCGTCCTTGACATATGACGTCTATAAGCAAGCTAAGAAGTTTACGGACATGAATGTAGTTGTATTAGGCGGCACACCTAAAAAACGGGTGGATATGTACTATCAACTTGAAAAGTCGGACGTGCACCTAGTCGTAATGTCCTACGAACTATTCCGTACTGATATTGACCATGTAATCAACCTGCATAATGTAAAGTCATTCGGCGTAATGTATTGCGACGAGATGCATAAGGCCCGCAATCTTCTGTCTCAGATCGGAAAGGACATCCATAAAATATGGACGCCTCAGCGTTACGGGATTACTGCCACCCCGGTCATTAACGAACTAGCAGACTGCTATAACATTCTTGCATGGATGGGTGTTATGCCTTATAATTGGTTCCAGTTCCAACGCAAGTTCTGTATTCTCGGTCAATATGACAGGGTGGTTGGATACAAAAACGTAGGTGAGTTTAAAACAATCCTTCAGTCTAATATGCTTAGACGGTTGAAGTCTCAGGTGCTTGACCTGCCGCCCGTCATTCCTAAACCAATCTATGTGGAGCTGACACCTACGCAGAAGAAACTGTATAAGGAGGTTGAGTTGGCAGACGAAACATACGAATTTGAGGACTTGGAGTTTGAAGACATTCCATCCGAACTGGCCAAGTACGCTCGCCTCATGCAGGTTACCGAATCTACGGAGATTGTAGGCGGCGCGAAAGGTAAGCAAGGCAGTGCTAAACTGGCCGCACTGGAGGAGTTGCTAGAAGAGATTGTCAATCGCGGGGAAAAGGCAATCGTATTCTCGCGATCAAAGAGGTTTACTATCATCATGTATGAGTATTTTAAAGACAAGTACAATCCCGCGATCATGCACGGAGACATTTCCTCACAGGCTAAGGATGGGGATGAAGTATCAGAGCGTCAGAAGCAGGTGGATAAATTCCAAGAGGATGAGACCTGTAAGGTAATCTTCTGTTGCGAATCAGCTAGCCGCGAGGGGTGGACAGGAACGGCAGGCTCGAATGTAATCTTTACCTCCAAGCCTTGGTCTCCCGCCTATATTTCCCAGTGTATCGGACGCTGTTGGAGGTTCGGTCAAGAGGGAGGAACGACAGGCTCAGTAAACGTATACTCCATTATTGCACGGGACACCATCGACGAAAGAATCGAAGAACTGCTTGCAGAAAAACAGTATGTGATTGACTCCACCGTAGAGACTCCGATGAGTACGCAAAAGATTCTGTCAGTACTGAGAGGTGAGAAAGAATGTATCACGAGCGATTAGGCGGCCTTAATCGCTTCCGCCAGAGTCAAGCCTCTATTCTGCGGAAAAGATTAGAGGAGCGAGCCAGACGAATAAACGTAAAAGAGACGGTGGCAGTTCTGAATCAGATTGTCGATAAGGGGTTTGTATATACAAATAACCTTGTTAGCTTCTCAGAAGTTATTGGGTTCCTAAAAGACAATGGAATCCCTTATGAGTACATCGACGGAGGAGAGCACTGGAAGTACGCGATTAGAAGGATAGACCAAAATACCGATTAGGCGGTCTATTAGGCGTCCATATAAGGAGGTAATGAGTAATGAAATTCCTTTCTACTTTATTCAACGTCGTCGCCACCATCTGCGGTGGGGTGAACATACCCCTGTTCCTGTATACATTGAGTGGAGCTACATAAGTGATGACTTTGTACAAATCAATGGGTAAAAGTGCGCTTGGGCGGGCTATCTATCGAAGCTATCATTCGCGACGAATCAAGGAAAGCTATTAATGAGATTTTGCCTGAAGTTACTTCGCAAATCATTTCATCTATTAGTCAGGAAGAAATTACCAAGGCTGTGGCGGAAGCTATGGTTAAGGTTAACATTCAAGCCACTGTGCAAGAGGAAGTTCATACTATTGTACAACGCATGTCTGGGGCGGTGATCGCAAATGGATAGACAGAAATTGTCAGAAGAGGAGACGAGAAGGTTATTTAAGGCGCTGACGTTCGGTACAAGGTACGGCGTAAGTATGACAATGAAAGACGCTTTAAAACCAAAACCAGAGGTTACAGCTAACTTACGTGACGGTACCGGCTACCTGCAATTGGAAATTAGAGCACTGGCGGCGGAGGAATTTAATGAAGATTAAAGTCTCGACAGGACTTAGCAATCATTACGGTGAAGTTATCGCCATCGAACGTGATGGAAAGTTCTTCCTTCAACTAGGTAATTGGGATGCTGTACAAGAAAAGGAAATCAGTAAAAAGCTGTTCATGGCTTTAGTGGATGAGTTTGGTATTCAATTGGCAGATGATAGTGACTGAGTAGCGAAAGCTACTCTTTTTTTTTATTTCTTTGCAACCCGCTAATATAAAATGCGACAGTATAAGTGAGAAGTAAAAATGAAAGGGAGTGGTTATATGATAAACTGTACTAAACATTCAATTGAGCGGTGGGTGGAAAGGATTGTAGGCATCAAAGACATCCGCGAGCGCAACGAATACATTACACTCAACGCTGACAAGGTTAAAGACCATATCAACAAGACACTGGAATACGCGGAGTTCATCTACAAGGGG